AGTAATACCTTTGATTTACCTGTACCCATTTCCATAAAGTACGCAAAATTTTCTTTATCCCATGATGCTTCTAATGCATCTAATTGATGTTTATATGGCTTAGTTTTAAACTTATAATTCATAATCTATTTACTTTTCTTTCTATTTGCTATAGTAATATAGAAAAAGAAAAAAGTCAAATGAAATTTTTAAAAAAGATTCAATCATGAATAGTAAAGTATATTTATTACAAGATATCCCAATAGATAAATTTACAGGACAACCTAAATATAATATATTAGGTGCCAGAAAATACGGTGAAATTGAAGTAATGTTTAAAGCATTAGAACAAATAATGTTTTCACCAGGACCTTTTATATTTAGTATTAGACAAAAATTAAAAAATTTTACAGAAAATGATTATTTATTATTGAATGGTGATCCAGCTATTATTGGAGTAACTTGTGCAATTGCTTCAGAAATGACAAATGGAAAATTTAAGTTATTAAAATGGGATAGGCAAGAAAAAACTTATTACCCGATAGAAATAAATATTTATCAAAAGTAGACTTGACAAATCACTTATTAGTGATTATACTAAGGCCATGAAAGTTAAAAAGTTAAATTTAGGAGATAATATATGATTATAGACATGCGTAAAGATGCACCTGATCAATCTAATAGCGTTGATCCAGATAAACTTTCAACAGAAGTTGAAAAGTTACAATCCATACAACAACAAATAAAAGATTTGGAAGATAGAGTTAAAGATCTTAAACAAGATGAAAAATATTTTAGCTGTAATATTATTCCAAAATTAATGGAAGAAATGAACTTAGCTAGTTTAAAGCTAAAAGATGGTTCAGAACTAACTGTTAAACAAATTTATAGTGCCTCAATGAAAGCTGATAAAAAGCTAGAGGCAATACACTGGCTTCGAGACAATGGCTTAGGTGATATAGTAAAAAATAATATTACTGTATCATTTGGTCAAGGCGAAGATAACAAGGCTGTCGATTATGCTAGCCTTGCGAGGTCGAATGGGTATGAACCTATCCAAGAGGAGAAAGTTCACCCATCGACACTCAAAGTAGTTATGAAGGAATGGAAAGACAAAGGTCAAGAAGTTCCGGAAGAACTATTTAATACATTTGATGGAAATCAAACGTATTTAAAAAATAAAAAATAAATAATAACTTAATAAGGAGTATATATGGCAAATATAAATGCTATGACAAAGAAAGATAATGCAGGTGCATTATCTACTATCAATCTAAGAGGAGACTCTGGAAGAGGTAGTGAAGAAATAAAATCGGATGATATGTCCACACCGATTTTAAAAATCCTACACCAACTATCACCTGAGTGTAATTCTAGCAACGCTAAACACGTTGATGGAGCAAAACCTGGTATGATTTATGCTAAAGGTCTTGGTACACTTACTGATGGTAATGCAGGAGTGGATATAATTGTTGCACATGTGCAAACAAGATATCCAGAATGGCAGGAAATGGGAGACACAGCTGCTCCACCTGTTACAACTCACTTATCAATACCTGAAGATGCTCAGGAAGAGAGAAATGGTAAGTGGAGATTATCAAATGGTAACTACTTAGAAAAAACTGCATATTTTTATGTAATAGTTTTAGGTGATGAACCTAGACCTGCAGTAATTACTATGAGGTCATCTAACTTAACACCGGCAAGAGAATTAAATCAGTTGATTAAAAATCTTAGATTTAAGGATGACAAAGGTGTTTACAATCCAGCAGCATATGCAGCAGTTTATAATTTAAAAACTGTTGGTAAAGTTGCGGGAAGTAAAAGTTGGCATGTTTATAAACCATCTATGGTTAGAGCTTTGGATGTATCTAAAAAAGAAGATGCAGACTTATATGTAATGGCACAAGAATTTCAAAAGTCTGTGTCTAAAGGTTCAGCTAAACCTGAATATGAGAAAAGCAATAAACCTAAAACTGAAGAAATTATCTAATTCACTTAGTGAATACTTCGGAGATGGAGTGGCGACGGGAGACTGTTGCCACTCTCTAAAAATATAGAGAGATATAAATATGGATGATTTTATAAAATGTTTTACTGGACTAAAACGTAATTTTGGTTTTTGTAATATAAGCAATGGATATAAAGACCCTAATTCTGGTAAGATAAAATTTAATGCTGGTGATTATGGTTGGTCAGGAAAACAAATAACTAATGATGATTACAAACTTCATTTACATGGTCAAAAATCAATAGGTATACAACCTTGTGATGATAATGGTTTTGCATGTTTTGGTGCAATAGATATTGATCCTAAGATATATAAAGATTTAGATATACAGAAATATTTAACTATTATTCAAGAAAAACAATTACCATTAATACCTATCAAATCAAAAAGTGGTGGACTTCATTTGTACTTATTCACAAAAGAATTTGTCAAAGCTAAAGTAATTAAAGATTTTTTAGAACAAGTATTATTTTTATTTAAGTTACCAATTACAACAGAAATATTTCCAAAGCAAACTAAATTAGGAAGTGATACAAATGGAAATAAGGTAAATGGTAATTTTATTAATCTTCCTTATTTTAATAAATCAGAAAGAGTTGCGATAGATCCTTCTGGAAAAGAAATGTCATTAGATTTATTTTTAAAAGTTGTAGAGTTAAATAAAGTTACTAGTGAAAAATTAGAAAATGTATCTAATGATTTAATTAAAAAAGAATTAACAGGTGGTGCAGAAGAATTTAAAGATGGTCCACCGTGTTTAGAAATTTTATCTAAAAACAAAATGACTGATGGTAGAGATAGATTTTTATATAATTATATGGTTTTTGCTAAAAAAAAATATCCTGATAATTGGGGTAAAAAAGTTTTACAAGCGGGTAGAAACTATTTTGAATTTGATCAGATATGGACTGATGATTACATTACTAAAAAAGTTAAGAGTTGGGAAAAACAAGAAAAAGGACATACGTGCCATGATGATTTATTAGCACCTGTATGTATTAAATCTGAGTGTGTAAAAAGAAAGTTTGGAATTATTTCAGATAAAAAAATTAATTGGCCATTGATGAACAATTTAATTAAAGTAGATTTTAAACCTGATCCTGAATATTATTTTACAGTAGAAAGAGAAGATGGTGAATCTGTTCAAGTACATGCGAAAGATGTAAATAAAATTAAAGACCAACAAGAGTTAAGAGGTTTAATAATGGCTCAAGCAGATTTTCCACCGCCTCCTATAAAAGGAATGGATTTTTTTGAGATACAAAAAGCATTGTTCTCAACCATTGATACAGTGCAACCGGCTCCAGGGACCACACCTATAGAAATATTAAAGAAACATTTAAAAGATTATATACATAGTACAACTGCTACAAGCCATAACTCTTTTAAAAGTGGTAATGTTTTAAAAGATGATACATATGCATATTTTGTTTATGATGAATTTTTTAATGATTTAAAAGATAATGAATGGAAGAAAGATTCTTCAAGGACTTCTTATATGATTGAGAAAATGTTTGAAAAAGAGAAAGCTAATTTACCTAAACCACAGTTTGGTAAGAAAAAAAGATTTCCAGGTAAAGATAAAAAAACAGATAAACCTTTTCCAGGTGTAAATGGTTGTGCAGTTATTCCATTATATTTATTTAAGAAAGATGAAGATGACGCTGATGTAGTTGAATTAGCTGAATTTAAAAAACCAGAGGAAATTGTATAATGATATATAAATACTTTGGTCCTCCAGGTACAGGTAAAACACATAAATTAATTAGTAGAGCTAAATCATACATTAGAGTTGGAACTCCACTAGATAGAATAGGTTATTTTGCTTTTACTAAAAAAGCAGCTAAGATAGCTAGAGAAAGAATGCCAGTAGAAAATGACAAGTTAAATTATTTTAGAACACTTCATTCTTTTGCTTATCAACAATTGGAATTAAATGATTCTATGGTTATGCAACCCGACGACTATGTTAAAATAGGAAAAGAATTAAATATAAAAGTTAAACATTACGATAAATATAATCAAGAAGAAATTTTTTATTTAAACATTGATAGTCCTTATTTTAAAATGATTGGTAGAGCAATAAATAGAGACATTAATATAAGAGAAGAATATGATAGAAGTGAACATAATAAAAAAGAAATAGAATGGTATATATTAGATAATTTAGATAAAAATTTAAAAGAATATAAAAGAATCACAGGTAAATTAGATTTCAATGACATGATTGAAAGATTAATTAATAAACCTGACTTACCAAAATTTAAAACTATATTTATAGATGAAGCTCAAGATTTATCTCCACTGCAATGGAAATTATTTGATACATTAAAAGAAAATACAGAAGATATATATTTAGCAGGAGATGATGATCAAGCTATTTTTGCATGGGCAGGTGCAGATGTTGATAGATTTATTGAAGAACCTGGAAAAGAAAAAGTTTTAAAATATTCTAAAAGAGTGTCTAAAGCAGTTCAGGAAGAATCTGAATTACCATTAGAAAGAATTAAAGGTTTAAGAAAAGAAAAAATTTATTATTCAAGGAACTATCAAGGTGAGTCTTTAAGAATAAATAACTTAGATCAAATAGATTTAACAGAAGATAGATATTTAATATTAACTAGAACAACACATAGATTATTACAAATCACTGAAGAATTAAGAAAAAGAAATTTATATTATCAAAGTAACAAAGGTAAAAGTTTTCCTGTAAGATTATATAATGCATCTGTAAACTACAATTCATGGTGCAGAGGAATCGAATTAGAAGAAAAAGAAATGAAACAGATAGCAGAATTTATTGGTTTACCTAAAGAAAAATGGAATAATAATGTAGATTGGTTTGAAGCATTTGAACAAACTAAATTATCCGATAGAATTTATATTAAAGAGATGCTTATAAATGGTGAAAATTTAGATGAAGATGCCCGTATATATGCTTCTACAATTCATGCAGCTAAAGGCGGTGAAGAAGATAATGTTATTTTATGTCTAGATTTAGGAAGAACAATAAAAAAATCAGTTAAAAAAAGTGATGAAAAAAATGATGAGGAACATAGAGTTTGGTACGTAGGAGCAACACGTGCAAGAAATAATTTATATAAATTAAAAGGTAAAACAAAAAAGAATGAGTACAAACACTTTAACTAAATTATACACTAAGTATAAACAGAACGGGATAGAGATATTAGTCAAAGGCGGCATAGCAGCGTCTTATAAAATTGATTTGGTTCTCGAATCCCTATTAATCATCGCCAGATCAATGACTGCTATAACAAAAGGAGAAACATGAGAATAATAACAAGTGATATACTAATAACAGTAACATTAACATTTTTTATAATTAACATAATGGAGGTTCTAAAATAATGAGTAGTAAAGACATGTTTGATAAAGTTTTTCCACAAGATAAGCAGATAGGCGGGAGTCACTATAAAGACTTTCATATTCAACCCTATGAATTTATTTCTAAGAACGACCTTTCTTTTTTTCAGGGAAACGTTATAAAATATGTATGTCGTTATATGAATAAAAATGGCATACAAGATTTAGAAAAAGTAATTCATTACTGTGAATTAGAAATTAAAAAACTGAAAGATACAAAAGGTAAAAAATAATGTTGATGCCAACTACAGAATGGGTAGCACCTACAGAATTTCCTGATCTAAGAAAAGCAGATGAAATTGCAATTGACTTAGAAACCAGAGATCCTGATTTAAAGAAACTGGGTTCAGGGGCCATTATAGGTAATGGTGAAGTTATAGGTATAGCTGTTGCTGTAGATGGATATAAAAATTATTTTCCAATTGCACATGGTCAAGGTCCTAACATGGATAGAGACAAAGTATTAAAATGGTTTAAAGATATTTGTGAGTGTCCAGCTACAAAAATATTTCATAATGCAATGTATGATGTATGTTGGATACGTAATTTAGGCATAAAAATCAATGGTTTAATTATAGATACTATGATTGCAGCTAGTCTTATAGATGAAAATAGATTTCAATATTCATTAAATTCTTTATCTTGGGTTTATTTAAATAAAGGTAAAAATGAATCTTTACTTACCAAGGCAGCTAAAGAAAGAGGTTTAGATCCAAAAGCAGAAATGTGGAAATTACCTGCAAGTGAAGTGGGTGGATATGCAGAAGAAGATGCAGCTTTAACTTTAGAACTTTGGAATTTTTTTAAAAAAATAATTATTGAAGAAGATTTACAAAATATATTTAATCTTGAAACTGATCTGTTTCCTTGTTTAGTCGATATGCGCCACCTAGGTGTTCGGGTAGATATTGAGAAAGCCACTCAATTAAAAACAGTAATGGCAGTAAAAGAAGAAAACCTATTACAACAAATAAAAATAGAAACAGGAGTAGATATTCAGATATGGGCTGCAAGATCAATTGCAGAAGTTTTTGAAAAACTGAAGCTACCTTATAGCCGAACTGAAAAGACAGGCTCTCCTTCATTTACTAAAAATTTTATTTCTACACATAGTCATCCTGTAGTTCGTATGATAGCAGAAGCTAGAAAAATAAACAAGGTCAGTACAACTTTTATTGATACTATTTTAAGTCATGAACACAAAGGTAGAATACATGCAGATATAAATCAAATACGATCTGATGATGGGGGTACAGTTACAGGAAGATTTAGTTATTCAAATCCAAACTTACAACAGATTCCAGCGAGAGATCCTGATACAGGTCCATTAATTAGAAGTTTATTTATACCTGAAGAAGGTTGTAAGTGGGGTACATTTGATTATTCACAACAAGAACCAAGATTAGTAACACACTATGGAATGAGGTTTGATTATGAATCGGCTGAAACAATTGCAGATGCATATAATAATGATCCTAATACAGATTTCCATAAGTTAGTTGCTAAATTAGCTAACATAGATAGAAAAGAAGCTAAGACAATTAATCTTGGTTTATTTTACGGTATGGGTAAAGCAAAATTAATGAATGAATTAAGTGTAACTAAAGAAAAAGCTGATGAATTATTTTCTCAATATCATAGTAATGTTCCATTTGTTAAACAATTAACTAATGGAGTTATGGCTGCTGCTCAACAAAGAGGTAAAATAAAAACTTTACTTGGAAGACGTTGTAGATTTCCTAAGTACGAACCAATACTTAGAGGATCAGATTGGGGTAAATTTGTACCTGCTCAAGATCACGACACTATGTTGGAATTAAAAGAAATGGGTCCATATATGAAAAATGAAGATGGAGAATTTATTAAAGACAAAGATGGTAATAAACAAAAAAACTATTGGTATAAAAATGGTCACAGAAGAGCTTTTACATACAAAGCATTGAATAAATTAATTCAAGGATCAGCTGCAGATATGACTAAGAAAGCAATGGTTGATTTATACAAAGAAGGACATTTAGCTCATATACAAATACACGATGAACTAGATTTTTCTATTGAATCTGAACATCAAGCTGATAAAATAAAACAAATAATGGAACAGGCAGTAGAACTAAAAGTTCCTAATAAAGTAGACTATGAATCTGGACCTAATTGGGGAGAAATAAAATAATGTACTATGGCTTATTTAAATGCTAACATACCACCGATTTATTGTAAGGTAAGGAAGGAGTATCTTTATGATCTTAAAAAACATCAAGGAAAAAGCATTGACTGTGTTATCTTTGGTCTTAGCTCTATTTCAGGTAGGGCTCTCTTATTTAATATTATGTTACCAAATGGTGCGTGCTTTTGGAGACTCCCTATCAGTGCGTTTTTCCAGAAGTCGTACAAACGGTCTGATGTGCCCGATATGCAATTGGATTCGCTTCAATTGTGGAACTGTTTTAGTTATTGGCCTAGTGTTCATTGTTTCGATTGGCTCGCTAATATTAATGG